ATCACATCAACATTTTGATAATTTTTCAAAAGTGCTTGCATTTTCAACCCAAGCTTCAGCACAATATCTTTTTCAAGAATCCCATTAGCACCTGCACCGCCATCTTTTCCACCATGCCCAAGGTCAATAAAAATCTTTGTCAAATAAAATCAACCCTTTCTATTGAATTTTTATTTTCTCTTTTTGCCTTTCTTTTTTCTTCCTTTTCCAACCATACTGAAGGCAATGGCAATGGCTTGTTTTTGTTTTTTTCCCTTGTGCATTTGATCGGAAATAATTCTACCAATTTTAGTTTTTTTAGCCAATTCCAATCAGCCCTTTCTATTGAATTTTCTATTTTAATTTATTTTCTTTCATAATATCTTTACGCTTTTCAGCTTGAATGGCTTGTGCGCTTGAACGAATTCCGCTGTACAATCCTGAAGCTGCAAGCCCAAACAGGATGCCTGCAAGAATATTAGCGCTCCAATCCCTTGTTTCATGCGCCAAAAGAAAAGCAATCATGATGCCAAAAAAGATTGAAATAAAAGGCGCATACTTATCTTGCAACCATCCTGTCATTTTCACAATTTGTGTCAGGGCAACAATGATTGGCACTGTCGCTGCTGCCCCAAGTGTAATGGATGAAATTAATTCTGTATTCCACATTCAAAATCACATCCTTATTTTTTTTGTTCAATTGATTGTTTGATCAATTGAAAGATTGAAAGCCTGCCTTCACCAAAAGTTGCATTAATGCTGTATTCACCATCCGCATAAGTTTCTTCAATGGCAGTAATTTGGGCATCAATTGAAATCAATTGATTTTTTAAAATAGCCCTTGATTGTATTGTTACAATATCCCCAAGATTCCAATCATCTTTATAGGTAGAAAGTGTATTGGTATTATTTATGATTTCGGCTTGAAAGCTTTGCACATGTGGTCTTTTGTTTAATTCGCTGCGCCCTTCACTGATTACTTCATTTATTGTTTCTTTTGATGAATCAATCACAATTTCTTTACGGTTGAAAGATATGGTTGCCCCATGATCCGTATTTCCAACAGGTGATTCTTGCAGCACTTTTTCAGCATCTTCCCAAATCATATATGAAACATTGCGCCATTCTTTGATACTGTATTCATAGGAAGCATCCTTGATGTTGCCAAATTCTTCACTGAAAACAACAGGCGCAAGCACTGTTTGATTGATATGTTTATGCCTGCCATACCAAACATCCATTTCAAAAGCACTGAAATCATCGGTGATATATACATTCCATCCCAAAGGCGCTGTGGTTGTGATGCCGTACATCTTTGAAACATCAACAATGGCATCACCCAAATATCCTGTTTTCCAATCAACAGTGAAATCTATGGTTTCACCAAAGCTTCTTACGGCTGCAATTTGAAACATATTTTTCAGCCCTGTTGAATCCCAAAATTTTCTATCAGGATCTCTTGTTTGATAAATAAGATTGTCAGTTGCTAACCATATCATCACTTCAGATTGTCGCTTTGCTGTCCATTTACCATTATCACCGCTATCAATTGGATGCGCTATTCTATAATTCAGCATTCCCTTCAAAGGAATCAAAGTATATTGAATAAATTCATCATCAAGGGAAGCTGTTAGATCTTCAATAATCAGTGTTTTATCTTTTTGATTATTCACAACCAAGATTCTGCCAATCTGCAATTCGTCTACCCCTTGGGCTGTTTTGCTTATGCTCATTTCACTTGATGGGATTTCATGCCATGATGTGCGGTGAACCAAAGATTCAACCGCATCCACCATACCCATCCAAATCAGATCTGTTGTGAATATATTTATTTGTAATTTTTGCATCACTTTAATACCTGCAAGTGCAATTTGCTAACATAAGAATTTACACCATTTGAAGTCGTTTTGCCTGCAAAGCGTGCGCTGTTTGCTGCGGTGTTTGCAGGTGACCAAATTGCAATGCCGCCCATATCGCCTAAAATCCAAGCGGTTGATGGTAATTCAACCCATCTTTCAATATCTCCACCTGTTTGATAAAATTTTTCCTGCTTGATGTAGGATTGATTGATGCTTGCCCAAGATGCTGAAGCAGGTTTACTTGTATAAATATGAGCGCCAAATCTCACATCAGGATTTCCTGCATGTGATGGATCAATTAATTTCACAAGCACTTTCACCGCTTGAACAACCCCACCTGCAACATAATTTTTCATGGCAGTATTATCAAAACCAAACAGCCCAATGAATCCGATACTGTCACCGCTTCTTGGATGATCGCCCCAAGTTGCTGCATCTAGTTTCACACCTGAAGCATTATAGGCTTGTGTCCAAACAACATCAAAATCTTGGTGTGATACTTCTTCCATTGGATAGTTGTCATACCATGTTGTTGTATCCGCATGCCGCACTTTTCCATCACTCATTGTGGTTGTATTGAATTTTTTTGCTATGGTTTTATTCCAAACAGATGTATTGGCTTTCCATAAAACACCTTTTCCCACAAAAAATTCACCCCTTTAATTCCAATCAATTTGAATCCAAACACGGTGTTCTTGATTGCTTGCAGCAGGCTGCGCTGTTGTTAAAAATAATCTTATTGGTTTACCTGTGCCACCATATCTGCCAATTATCATTGATACCCCGTTTGGATCTGCTTCCCAAATTACTGTATTACTATCATCCGCCTTGGCATCCAAAATTGCTTGCAGCCCTGTGATTGTGTCAATTGGTTGATTGTGATTATTAGGAATTGCACCGCCTTGATATCTCAAATCACCTGCTGCTGTGATGATATTATTTGCAACCGTTACATTGTATAAAGGTAGTTCAAAAATAGATCCGCTTTGAATCGGCAATCTGTCCATTTTTACAACCAAGCTTGCTGTCCTTGTATCATCAGCATCAACCCTGATAACAACCTGCCCTTCATATGAACCTGCTGGCACTGTCAAAAGTTCTGTGCTTCCAACAGGCACTTCAACAAATCGCCCTTGGATGATCGCCTGCCCTGCATAAATAGTTGTGAAATTTGTGCCACCAATATCAAAGCCATATGTGCCGCCCTGTGTTTCACGGATCAAACAGCCTGTTTCAAATCCAATATCAAAAGCTTTTGCAAAGTCTGCTGCACTGTATAGCCTTTGATCTAATTCAGTTGAATCATAAAAATATGAATTAAGTACCATATTTTCACCGCCTTTAAATTGTGATAAAAAGATTCCTATAAATAAAATGGATGGCTGCATCAGGATTTCCTGTGCTATCACTAAAATCAATTAAGTTTTCGCCTATAACAAGATTGAAAAAAGTTGAATTGAAATCAAGTTTATTAAAGACATTTACCCCATCCAATTCAACTTTCTTTCTTCCAAAGGTTGTGTCAATTATCAGTGTTTGATTGGCTGCCATTGTCAGATCCGTGAAAGCAATAAATTCGCCTGTTGTTTCATTCGTGATGCTTGGATTGATACAAGCCCCTTGAATCTGTATCACAATAGGCGCTTCAACCTGCCCTTCATTGATGGCAACATTGCTTGGAATTACCTGCCCAAATATGACAGGATCAACAACAGGCTGCATGCTGAAAGGGAAGCTGAACAAAGGTTCAACCCCTTGAAAAGATTCCACAATTTCTGTTTCTGCATACCAAAAAGGATTGTTTGCAGAATATAATAATTGTACTTTTTGCCAATCCGTGTTCCTGTTTTCAATCCCTGTTGGAAAAGAAGGTGCAGCAACAAAGGTGATATCCCTATGATAAATAGAACCGTTATTCAAGTTCACTGTCATTTGAATAATGCCATTTAAGGGATTGCAGATATCTGAAATTTTGCGCCTTGCAGCTTCAACTTGTGAATCTCGCATGCTGCTTGTATATATAATAAAGATCAATTCCCCTTCATAGGCTTCCATGAAAGCATTGATGTGCGTGTTGCCGTGTTGATTCCATACCTGTGTTGAAATCATCCGTGCTTCTTCACCGCCAATCAAGGGAAAAGATTCAATTTGCCTATGTTTAATTAAATAAGATCTATTCTTTGAATCTTTGAATTCTATGGATTCAATTTTCAGCAATCTATTTCACCGCCTTACCATTGAAGCTGCATTTTCTTCATGGTTCTATTCCACACCATATTTGCTTCCCTTGCATTCAAAGCTTTTGGGCTGTTGATATTTACATTCATCACGCTGCTGCTGCCGCCATTATCTTTGTATCCTTCAAGCTGCGGCGCAATGACAAAGCCAATTTGCTTTGCAAGATTGGCAACATCTTTTGGCATATGTGTCAACCAATCATTCAACCAATCCCCATCTTCACGGATCGCTTCAAAATATTTTGAAACAGCATCACCGCCACCCAAAAAGCTTGTGAGTGAATCAGTAATGGATGCGCCCATGCTTGCAGCAGCTTGTGAAATTGAACTAATGCTGCGCTGCAATCCAATTTCCATGCCTTTTCCTGTGTCTTCACCCATTGAAATCAGCACTTTTGATGGGCTTCCAAGCTTCAAGATCCCCCCAATTTTTTTGGCAATCCCGTTTGCAATATCGCCTGCTGCCCTTGCCACATCGCCTGCTTTTTTTCTAATCCCATCAATCAAACCTTGAATGATATCTTTTCCTATTTGAGCAAGTTTTTTGTCTACCCCTTTTAAGGCATCAACAATTGCAAGAATAATTGTTTCAAGCGCCCTGTCAATATCAGGCAGCGCTTTAATCAGCCCTTTAACCAAAGCAATGATCAATTTCACACCTGCATCAATTATTTGTGGCAGATTTTTCAGCAATTCTGTTGATACTAAAACAATTAATTGCAAAGCCATATCAATCAATTGTGGCAGCATTTGAATAATTCCATTTACTAGGGCAATGATCAATTGCACACCTGCTGAAATAATTAAAGGCAGATTTTGTTGCAATATCGCCATCACCATTGGCAGCAATTGTTGGATCTGCGCAATTAATTGCGGCAACATTTGAATGATTCCTGTGATTAATTGCATCAAGATCTGCATACCTGTTGAAATAATTAAAGGCAGATTTTCAACAATCGCCTGCACTATGGTTGTTATCATTTTCAAACCTGATCCAAATAATGTTGGAAGCAAAGCAACAATTCCTGCTGCAATGGAATCAAAGCTGCTTACCAAATTGATATTTTCAATGCTCCATTCAGCAATTTTTGTGAGTAAATTTGTCACAATTGTTGCCAAAGGTGTCAATAGAATGCCCAATTCTGCAAGCGCCATTTGAAGGTTTATTTGTGCTTCCTGCTGCGCTACCAATTCAGAATTCATTTTGTTGAATCCTTCAGCCGCACTTGAAAGCCCAAGATCGGACATGGTTTGAAGCATAAAATCTGTTTGTGTTCCGTTCGCTGTGGCTGTTGCCAAACCTGCATTGAAGGTGTCAAGGTTCACACCTGATCTTTCAAGCAATTCCCCGAACATCCCAACAGCTTTTCCTGTTGCAAAGGTTTCTTGGATGCCATCCGCAATTCCTTCAGTGTTCAAAGTATCTGCGAATTTAATGGCTGCACCATTCACATGATCAATTGCTTGTGAAAGTTGTTCTTGGTCAAAGCCTGTTTGCATTAATTGCCCAAGTGTTTCAACCGCACTATCTGTTTCCTGTGACACGGCTGCAATTTTTTTGAATCCTTCTTCAACCTTTGAAACATCAAAGCCTTCATTGAAAGCATTGAACCTTAATTTTGCCAAATCTTTGTTCAAGTCTTGTGTGCCTACAACTAAACCGCCAATGCCTGCTGCGCCTGCTGCTGCACCTGCTGCAAGTCCTTTGCCTGCTGCACCCATTGCACCGCCCATTTTTTTCAGGGCTGCTGTTGCCTGTCCTGCTTCTCTTTCAATCTTATCTATTTCATCCGCTGCCTGTTCAGGCGCATTGGAATCATCAAGGTCATCAATTCTTCTTCTTAAATTTGTCAGGAATCCTTCAGTTGATTGCAATTCCCTTTGAAAAGCACGATATTGGTCAGCGCCAATATCGCCCCTTTCAAATTGGGCTTGCACTTGGGCTTCAGCAATGCGCAATCTGCGCAGCTTTTCTTCAGTGCTTTGAACCTGATCACCCAAAATCTGCTGCTGTTGCGCTAATAATTCTGTATTTGTTGGATCAAATTTCAAAAGCCTTTGAACATCTTTCAATTCTCTTTGCAAAGAAAAGGTTGTGCTGTTCACATCCTTCAATGCCTTGCTTAATCCCTGCGTATCGCCACCGATTTCAACCGTGATTCCTTTGATTCTATCCGCCAATTATTTCACCGCCTTTAAAAAGCATCAAAATCAGCTTGGGCTGCCCTGCGTTTTCTTTCTTTTTTGGGCTTTTGTTGTTCAATGTATTCTTGGATATAATCAAGCACCATACCCACCGTTAAAAGATTCAGATCTTCAAGGCGCAATCCTGCTTGATATGCAAGTACTTGGAACATTTCACAATTCAGCGGTTCAGGTTCTTCATTTGTTATTAGTTTTTTTTTGTAGTTTGAAAGGATGAAAGCATCAATTCTTGCAATTCAGGAATCACAACAGCCATTGGAAAAACATCAAATTGTTCCAACCATTCCAAAGGTTCAGGAATAGTTGGATCTGCTGTCTTTGCCATAATCCAAGATATATTATAAAAAACTTCAAAATCAAGATGCTGCATATCATCTACCGTGATGCTTTGATTGTCACCCTGAAGCTTTTGCAGCGGTGCAAGCTTCAGGATTTCTTTGAAATAATCTTTTCCAAATTGCGCTTTGTATCGTAAAGGTGTTGCACCGTTCGTTTTGAATCGTACTTTTTTGCCATCTATTTCAATCGTTTTTTCCATTCATACCATCCTTTTTTTTTAAACAACAGCAGGGCTATAAACAGCCGTGTACCATGTATCATAAATATTATCAGGTGTATCACCTGTTGTTGAACGCTTCACAATTCCATCAGCAGGTCTGGCTGCTGCAACCATTGTCAATTCCTGCGGCTGTGGTTCTGCTGTTTCTGTTTTGGTTGCTGAAGTCAAAGAAGGTCTTGTCACTGTGACATTATAAAGGATATGCCGCACCCCTTTGATATCGCCATCAAATTCAAACATGAAAGCAATTTTCTTGTTTTTTTGCAAAGTCGATTCTGTTAAAACATTGTCAGTTATTTCAAGCGTTTCGCCTAAAACATCAACCCTAAATTCCCTCGGAATATTGGCAATCGTCAATGTCGCTTCATATCCTGCATTTGAAACAGTCGTGTAATAAAGAGTATCATCCGCATAAAAATCAGATGTTTCGCCCTTTGGTTCAAGGGATATTTCTGTTGCTCCTTTGATCGGACTTGGTGCAGCATATGTGTGAACACCTTCTTCATCTTCAGTAATCACCGCATAATGACAGTTTTTTAAACCATAAACAATTTTATTTTCAGGCATCAAAACAACCTCATTTCATATATTTTTTGATGTAATTGTTCACTTTCAATCCAAGCTTCACTTGAAGAAAAAGGGATTTCATTTTGATTCAGAACCGCTTCAACAATTGCTTCAGCATCCAAATCTTTTTTGTTCGTATATAGTTCAATTTGCGCATTTTCAATAGGAATATGCACTTTGTTATCCGCCATAAAGTGTGATGAAAAAGTGATTATATAAATAAGAAAAGGCGGTTCAGGCAAAGGAACATTTTCTGTCTTTGTAAAATGCGAATAAGCAACAGGAAATCCTGTTGCTTCAAGAATAGTTTTCAATTCATAAAGGTTCATTGTTCAATTGCCCTTTCAACATCTTTCAGAAAGTTGCGCACGGCTGTTTCTTCAGCAGGTCGGATGTGCGGCTTTTCCTGTGTTCTATCCGCACCATCCCTTGTGATATGCCCATGTTCCAAAAGATGTGTGAGTTGATAATCTGTTGCATTGTGAATCACTAATCTTTTTGATGTGCGTTTGATCCGCCATCCTTTTGCATATTCGCCTTTGCGTTTTCCTTTTGGGCTGTTCATTTTGATTGCCTTCAGGCACGCTTTTGCATTTTCTTCTTTTGCAGCATCCACTTTTTCAGAAACATTTCTTGCATAATATTGAAGTTGCTTCAATATTTCTTGTGCTACACCTTCAATTTCTGTCATTTCCAACATCCACTTCACAATAGATTTCTGTAAATCCATCAATCCGCATAAATGATTTATATATAGTGAATCGCTTCCCATAATAATCAACATATTTTTCATCATCATAGGAATCAGAATCAACAATCAAAAGCATATCAGGCTTGAATCCAAGCTGCCCTGCTGTTGAATGTTCAGCCCTTGTGATTGAAAGCTTACTGCAAAAAACCAAGTAATATTTGTTTTCAAGGATCGGCTGCCCCAATGCATCTTTGCCTGTTGTCACTTGTGAAATCAAAGTGCAAACATCATCTAAAGAAATATTTCTAGGGTTTCCAATAGCTGATTTCAATGAAGTCATATTTAAAAGCCCCTATCTTTTATTATCGCCAATCATAATAACCTAAACGAATATTGCCCGTTGCGGTCATATTCCAGTCAGCCCCCGAACCGCCCGCAAAAATTGCAAGATGTGCCGTATCAATTAAACTTTCATCCGTTCGATAAATTAAATCTCTTTTATCAAAAACTTGAACACCGTCAAGATAAATTTTTAATATTCCATCAGGATTAGCGCCCGTATTTAAAACCGCATAATATTTTACTATGTGTTCTTGCGTATCTGTAAAATATCCAAGGGTTTCGCCAAAAGTATCACCAAATTCATCAGGTTGATTATAATGATAAACATAGGGAATTATGCGCCCACCTTCCCGCCACATTAAACGAACGCTGAAGCCATCCCCATCCCATGCGGGCGCACCGCCCGTATAACCCGCACCGCCTGAAAATCCTGGCACTTTGCCGCCTTTGCTCCATGGAAAGCCTGAATCAAAGCGAATACCATATTCAATTGTATAATCTGTTTTTCCCGCAATATTTGCTTTAATAATTCCGCCCGTATCTGAACTTCCTACCATTCCAATAGGTAATTCAAAGCGCAATCTTTCAGTCGTATCAATTTTTAATCTATCGCCACCTTGGACAGTAAACTCATTCCCAAAATCAGCCGTTGCTTCAGTTGTTCCGTAAACAGTCCAACCCGCATAACCCGTAAATTCAACTCTTTTACTACCATAAACAATGATTGAATAAGGCGCTGCTTTTACTTGGTCTGAAATTGTTTTTTCTGAAACATCTTCTATTTGAAGCGTGTAATAATAAGTTGTTCCACCTAAAGCCGTTGTATCTACATAAGTATTTGTTACTAAAGAATCAACTAATTTTTCACCTAACTTACCGTTTACTTCAGAACGCCAAATAGTCCAAGAAGTTGCTGTCCCAATTTCCCAATCAAGCTGAACCGAATTTGTTAAATTTGTTACATTAAGAACTATTTCATTAGGCAGAATTAAAGGCGCATATTCCGTATCATGATTATGATTTATTGAAGCATAATCCGCATCATGATTATGAACAATTGGTGCATAAACCGTATCATGATTGTGATTTATTGAAGCATAATCTGCATCATGATTATGATTTATTGAAGCATAATCCGCATCATGATTATGATTTATTGAAGCATAATCTGCATCATGATTATGAACAATTGGCGCATAAACCGTATCATGATTGTGATTTATATCGGCTTTATTTTCGTTTAAAATATCAATTTCTGTTTTATTATAAGTTTCAACCTTGTTGTAAACATCAGCGTTATTTGCTTTTAAAAGTAAATCTGAATCATCAGCTTTTAAATTAAGCGTATCCTGAAGCCCATTGATATCTATAATTTCAATTATATTTTCTTCAGGTTCTTCAGGGGGTAAAATTAAAGAAGTTCCTGTTGCTCTTTCTTTGATAATGCGGTTTCTTAATTTATGCTGAATATTATTTGCTAGTGGTATATCTTCTTGCCGCTTGCGATATGTCCAAACAGCATAATCAACAATCAGCATTTGATCATCCGCTTTGGTTTTGTCAAGTGTGATGCCCCTGCGTTCAATTTCTTGGATGCTGCTTTTTATTAATTGAATGAAAAAAGCATCCCTCAAATTGTGAGTGATGCCCATATCAATTTTGAAAAGGTTCAGAAGTGTTTCCATATCAATCAGCCTTTTTTGCTTTTGCCTTTGCTTTTGCATCAATAGATTGCTGCATTGTTTGATGATCTTCTTGTGCATTCATTTGCGCTTGGGATTGTGCGCCTGATTGCATATGTTGTTCAAGATGTTGCTGCCCACTTTGCACATCAACTTGTTTCACACCTGCATTTGATTGTTGTTGCTGCATGTTTTGTCCTGCCATATTTTGCGCTGTTTGCCCTGCTTGCACCGCTTCACTTGAATTGTCGTGATGTGCTTGAATGCCCGTTTGTGTGTTCTGTTTGTTGAAAGCTTCTTCAGCAGCTTGGGCTTCTTTCACTTTTACTTCCTGCCCATTTACCACCGTTTTTGCTTCCGCATATTTTGCAGCAGCTTGATTTTTTTGGCTCGCTTGATTAGTCGCTTGATTAGTTGCTTGATTTTGTTGCGCTTGGTTTTCATTCATTTTTTAAATCTCCTTGTTTTCAATATTTGCTTTGCAGGTTTCAAAATATTCAATTGCTTTTTCCAATGTAATTGCATCCATGATTAATTCATCTTTTGGATATTCTCCAAAAGTATATACCTTTGTTAGCTTCTCACTTAATTTCATTTATATTAAACAGCAGGTGTGATTGTTATAAGCACAAAAGCTTCAGGCTGTGTTGGTTTACCATCGAATCTTCCTTTACCCCTGAAAGCCATTTGATCTTCAACAAAGCGCACATGCTCGCTGTTGTCAATTGCAATGTTTTCACGTTCAACCAAAGTATATTTGTCAAATTCACCATATAAAACTTGATCCGCTGCCATGCTATTGTTGAAAGTGACAGGGATTCCAAGAATATCAGGTGTTGTCAGGTTCGGCAATCTGCCAATAGTTTCACCTGCTGCATTCACATTGATAGACATTTCAAGGAAATAAGCATAATAAGTTGAACGCTTCATAACCGCACGAATTTCCCCAACATTATCTTCCCCTGTGTCAATCAATCCTATTGGCTTCACATATTCAGCAATCGTTGAATCATCAGGCACGCTCACTTGATTCCCAACAGGAATAGAAGGGATGATGCCTGTGGGCTGTTTGCCTGCTGCACCTGTTCCATTCAGGATGGCAATATCAAGCGCCAATCCAATCGCCCTTGCAATTTTCTTTGAAACATATTCATCAAGATTAATCACACTATCTTGTAATAAATAGTTGTCAACAAAAGTGACTTTTCCAACCTTGAAGCCATCAAAGTCTAAATACGCAAGTGTTCCAACATCACCAATAGGAAGTGATGCATTTTGTTCAACCCAAGATGCAGGTGTTGTATCTGTATCAATCAGGATGCGTGCCGTTCCCTTTACTTGGATTCTGTCAACAATAGGATATAGTGTTGAATAATCGCCCAAGATATCCATGATTCTTGAAACAATTACTTCAGGGATTGCAAGTTCGCCACCTGTCACGGCACGCAGATTTTTAAATTGTTGATAGAATTCTTGCACATCTGAGCGCTTGAAATATTCGCCTGTTTTTAATAATTCCCTAACTTGTAAACGATTCATACTTTCACTTTCTCCTTTGCTGCGTGATTGTTGCTTGCTAGTTGCTGAAGCTTTTGCAGATCGTTCTTTCACATCATCAAGTTCTGTTTCAAGTTCTGTGATTTCTGCTTCAATTGTTTTCTTTTCAACTTCAATGCCATCTTGTTCTTTTTCAATTTCAGTGATTTCAGCTTCAACCGTTTTGATATCTTCTTCAGTTTTTGCTTCATCAAGTGCTGCTGCTGCATTTTCAGATCTTTTCAGGATGGCAGCAGCTTTTGTTTCAACTTCCTTCAATTTGCTTCTTTTAATTTCAAGTTGCTTTGCAATTTTTAACTGTTTCAACATAGTATCATTTCAATCCCTTCAATCTTTTTGATAGTGCATCTTTTTTTTCTTGCAGCTTTCTTGTTTCAATTTGTTCAATCTGCCTGCTGCGTGCATGCACGGTTGTATTTTCATAAGCAGGGAAGGTGACAACAGATATTTCATGTAAATCAATATCTTTCATCCGCCATCTATAACCACCGTTTGAAAGTTCTTCAAGATCTTCATCCAAGATATTGAAGCCAAAGCTCGCTTGATCTATGTCCCCACGCTTAACCAATTCATAAAGATCTTCAGCATATTGTGTCTTTGGCAGCTTGATTGTGCCAAACAATCCTTTTTCATCTGCTCTTAGCTGCAAAGATCCATTCTTGCTGCGCCCCAAAACAAATTGTGTGTTGTGATTCCAAAGCGCCCTCACATCATTCTTTATAGTGTTGTCAAAAGCGCCCCTTGATATGATTTCATAAGTATTTTTAAACAGTTCTGTTTCTTGCTCATATAATGCAAAATATCCTTCAATCACATTTTCTGTTTCATCTTGTTCAGCCCTTGTGATTGTAAACTTTGTTTTGAAATCACGGATTGCTTTTTCACGCTTTTCCACCTGATTCATCACCACCTTTCAAGCCGCTGCCATTGTCAAGTTTTTTCTGCTTCCCAACATCCGCAACAGGGATATAATTTTCAAGAACAACATATTCATCCAAGCCATCAACAGGGCTGTAATCAAAAGCATTGCGCCCTTCATTGCGGTTTATTAATCCACCGCCCACCATTTCTTTCACATGGCTTGTCAATTCGCCCAAGTCATATTGCATCAAGGATTTTGCATTGAATCTGAAATACCATGTTGGCTTGTACACTAATTTTTTTGTCAATTCCTGTTCAATACTTTTTGCAATTGGCATGATCACGGATGATATAAAATTGTTGTATTCATCTTTGTTGAAAGATCCAACCCCAACCATGAAAGCAGGAATCCCAAAAGCTGAAGCAACCGCTTTTTTGTCAAGTTCAATGGATTCTTGAATTGCAAGATCTTGCAGGCTTAATGGTCTAACCTCTTTCACTTCAATTTCTGAAGCAGGCACAATCCAAGGTTCACCGTTATCTGTATCACCAACATAGCTATTCAAGATCTTTTCACGTTCTTCTTTCACCTGCATGCCTTCAGCATCAGATTCAACTTTGATAATTAAAGAAGGGCGCCATTTTGATTGCAAGAATCCTGTTTTTGTTGTATTCGCTTGAACGATATTTGCAATCGTATCTTTCACAATTGGGATGAATCCCTGCCCTTTGAATGGCAGATTGTCATCAGGAATCAAAGCAAAGTGCAGCAATTCATCAGGTTCAAAAATCTGCAATTTATATTGAATCTGATAGCTGCTGAAATCGCCCCTGAAGCTTACCCCGTTTATATCCCATATTGAAAGATTTTCAAGCAGCCCATCATTTTCAGATGGCATCACAACAGCATTGCCATGCACCAACATATCTGCAACAATTTTGTATATAAAATTCTTTCTAGTCATATACAGATTGGGATATACATCAACCATTTTTGATAGTTCATTTTTCAATCTGATATCACCATCAAGGCTGTTTTCCATTAACATGATTGTCATGCTGCTTACCAAATCGGCAATCTTGTGAATGCATTTTTTTACTTCTTCATTTTTTGTAATTGGCATATAGCCATTGGGCAAAAGAATATTATTTGCTTCATCGCCATTCAACCAAAAGGCAACAGGTGTTTGTGTCGCTTGCCGCCTTTGCATTTTTTTGCGCATTCCAAACAAATATTTTCACCGCCTTTCAAATCAAAACCATGTGTTGATTTTCTTATTTTTATCTCTTGCAATAATTGCTTGTTTAACCGCAACAACAGTTGCATCAAAAAGATCTATCCTGAAGTTTTCCGCAACCTTTGAAAAGCGCACACGTTCTTCAGCATCTTCATTGGCTTTCACATTGGATATGCAATATTCAAAAGCTTTGCTTGAAAGAAAAGTGAATTGTTTGGCTTTTATTTTGCGTTCAATTTCCCTGAAGGCTTCTGATTTTTTCCAATATTGCTGCCCTGCTTCTTCCATTTTGAACTTCTGTTTTTCCATGCTGCGCACAAAATCACGGCTGTTGTATTTATCAAAAGCAACCGCCCTGATTTTGAAGCCTTGATCACGTTTATTTTTAAACCATTTCACAACTTCTTCATAATCAACCAATTCACTGTTTGTCATTGAAAGCCATCCTTTATCCATCCACCAAAAAAAGGGGATGTTGTCTTCATCCGCTTTGGCTTTCGCCTGTGTGATTGGAATGAATCCATGCGTGATGGTAATATCTATTTCTTCATATCGCCCGTAAATTGCTGCGCCTGTTAAATCGAACATCTTTGAAAGATCCGCACCGCCAAACCATTCAATCTTCAACTTTGCAAGATCCGCAATCGTCACTTCTTTTTCAGGCGCAATTTTTAATTTCGCCTTTAATTCTTTCAGGGCTTGTTCATCACTGTATTGAATTTCGCCTATATCAAAATAGGCGCTCATAGTATTTGTGTAAATGTTTAGACTTTTATTTAAAAATTCGCTGCGTGCGCTTGGATCATTTTGCGCCTGCATTGCTTCAGCCATTATGTCTTGTGGTCTGATTGTCACACCATAATTGGGATTCGCTTTTTCATGTTCTATTGGATTCGTGTAATCATCAGGATCATCAGCTTTTGTGATGAAAATAAAATATTGTTCATCTTCAATTTCTTTGCTCAAAACCTTTTGACAATAGGTCAATCTTTGAAAGCAGAAAGAAGTCATGCTGCTGCCTGCTGTCGTGATGCCAATCAACAGTTTGTTCATATAGGCTTTCATTGCTTGCTTGTAAACAAAATAATCATTAGGGCTTTTATAGGCATGGATTTCATCAAGGATAAAAATATTCCCATTCAAGCCATCCGCCTTTTTTGAATCGGCTGCAAGTGCTTGAATTTTGATTGCACCTGTTTTGTTCCCTTCAGCATCTTGAAAGGATCTTTGGATGCTGTGTTCACTGTTGTTGTCAAGCACCCTGAAATTTTTCCTTTCACCCATTGCATCAAGATTTTCAAGCACATTGTTGAAAGCTTCAAGCGCCCTGTCTAGTTTGGTTGCCACAATATAAACAACCGCATATTGATTTCGTTCCAAAAGTGAAAGCGCCCAAGCAATCGCTGAAGCAAAAAAGGTTTTGCTGTTTTTTCTTGGCAGAAAGATGAAAGCTTCTTTGTATTTTCTTTCATTTGTTCCTGAAATATAAATGGCAGCTACATTGTAAACAATGAACCGCTGCCAATCTTCAAGAATATATGGTTTTCCTTTTGCCGTGCCTTTGATATGAACAAAGGTTTTTTCTATAATGCCAATACAAAATTCAGCATCCTTGTGCTTGATTTCATATCTTGGATCTTGCAGATCTTCAAGGAATCTTTGCGCTGCTTGGATCAATTCTTTGCAGGCAACCCTTTTGCCTTCCACAATATCTTTGGCATATTTCAAAACTATTTTATAATTTTTATGTTCCAAAATTCATCAGCGCCATTTCCAACTTGCTTTGCGGCTTTTTCGGTTTTGCTAGTTCATCACTAATTTTCCGCAGCCCTGAAGGTGTCAACCCAAGCGCATTGGAATATGAAAGTATATCTTTTCGCAGATTTTCCAAGGTTGCCACAATCGGTGCTTTCTTTGCATTGTCGCTGTAACCTGTTTTTTCTACCACCGTGAACTTGCTTTTTTTGAATTCTTTTTCAAGCGCCTGATATTGTTCAACTAGCCCTG